GGCTGCGGCGGGGTACTCAGATAACTGGGACGCTACTCGTCATGTGCCAGAAGGCGAGATGGTTATTGGTCGGTCTATCTACACCTCAGACGATGAGGGTAATAAGGCGTGGCTAAAGACTAAACGTACGCTAACCGAGGCAGCAAGAGATAAAGCTCTACAGGGTTTTGTTGGCGGTCTGACAAAGGGTCTACCAAAGTACAAGCCTAAAGCTAAGCCTAAGACAAAGAAGCTTGCTGACGACTTATTGCCTACGATTGTAATAGGTGACGCACACTTCGGTATGAGGGCTGACGCGAGGGAAACTAAGTCTAGGGATTACGACACCAAGATAGCCTCTAGCGATATGCTAGATGCGATTTCGTACTTAGTAGAATCTTCTCCTGCGTCAAGTCAGGCATTGCTTGTAAATGTCGGCGATTTTATACACGCTAATGGATCAGGCGGTACAACCTTCGCGGGGACTAAGCTAGACGTAGACACTCGAATAGAGGTAGTACTAGAGATAGCCGCTCAGACGTTTATGTTTGCTATTGATAAGATGTTAGCCAAGCATCAGAACGTAACTGTCATTATGGCTCGTGGTAACCACGATTCAGACACAGCCATTGCCCTCGCGTTGATCTTAAAGTTCTATTACTCAAAAGAGAAAAGGGTAAAGATACTAGACCCTCACGGCTTCTTCCATACTTTACAGTTTGGCAAGAACCTTATAGCAGTACACCACGGAGATAAGGTTAAAGCAGCAAAGCTAGGGGCTATCCTGCCTAAGATGCTACCTACTCAGTGGTCATCTACTAATTACCGCAAGTGGATAGTAGGTCATGTCCACCATCAGAACGTCTTAGAGACTGATAACGGTGTGTTTGTAGAAACCTTTGGAACATTAGCACCACCCGATTCTTGGCATGCAGGGGCGGGGTACGGTGCGGCAAGCGTGATGAATCAGATTGTATTTCACCGCGAAGGTGGTGAAGCTATACGCCATGTATACCAATTGCGGGACTCTGTTCAGACTCCTGATTTAACGCTGTAGGAGAGTAAGATGGAAGACCGATTGAGCAGAGTAGAGAAGAAGATTGACACACTCCAAGAAGCTATCGTGTCACTGGCGCGTGTTGAAGAAAGGCTTGTTACTGTGTTCAATAGACAATCGCATATTGAGACTAAGGTAGACGCGATGGATGAGAAGGTAGACCGTTTATCAGAAAGCGTTATTAAAGGCAGGTCAGCAGAAAGGATAGTATGGTTAGCTGTGGCTGCGGCTATTGGGGCTATGCTCCGCTACATGGGGTAATTATGGACTTATTAAGGTTTCCTGAAGCAGTAGATATGACCGAAGAGGCTATGGAAGCTCTAGGTGAGTGGGTTGAGGTGTACACAGAGAAAGGCTTAAGTCACGTTGCTGTTATTGGTTTGCTAGAAATATACAAGACATCTCTATCTTATAACTTACTGGAAGACGAAGATGAAATTGAATAAGTACAGGTCGCTATATCTTCTATTGAAGAAGGGCAGGTCAGTCTCAGACCCAGCTAAGTGGAAGGCGCGTCAAATTACTGCGACAATGCTTACAGGGGCTATCTGGGCGGCTATACAAGCAGCAGGAGCGTATGGCTATGATACGCCAGTGGACGAAGAGACTGTTAATGGTGTGGCTGTTGGCGTTCTTGCTATTGTCAACTGGGTGCTTACACTATCAACGTCTGAGAAAGTCGGGCTGTAGCCTGGGCGTAAAGCCTGTCATTGTTAATCCTCACTGGGTTGATGTAGTACCTAATATTTATGGCGTAGAGGCCATTCTTTTAACTGCGGAGTGTAAGCTATGAGTTTATTTGAATACTTAGGTTGGATGAGGCGACTATGGTCTATGGTCGTGGAGATAGTTAAGCTGATCGAGGAGACTATTCCCGATGATGGAGCTGGTAAAGAGAAGCTGGTCGCGTTCGATGTCATGCTTAAAGCTGCAATTGAAAAGGCTGATGATATTGACGCTTCATTTGATAAGCTACAGCCTGTTGCTCATGATATTGTTGCTACTGTCGTTACTCTGTTTAATACCGTTGGCCTTTTCAAGAGAAGCTGATGGATAAGCTCAGGGCTATACTGGTGCGTCAGGAAGGCTGGCGCAATCACCCATACGAAGACACTATGGGCGTTCTTAGCATCGGCGTAGGGCGTAACCTAGACGATAGGGGACTCTCTGACTCCGAGATTATGTATCTACTAGAGAATGACATAGCCCTATCCCAGACAGAGTTGTCTAGGACGTTCGAGTGGTTCTGGTTATTGAATGAGGCCAGACAAGATGCCCTAGTCTCGATGCATTACAACCTCGGTATGACTACTCTGCTGAAGTTTAAGAAGACGTTAAAATGCCTGTCAGATGGTGACTTCCTCAGCGCAAGCGAAGAGATGCTGGACTCTAAATGGGCTGACCAGGTAGGAGATAGAGCTGTAGAGTTGTCAGATATGATGAGGACAGGGAAATACTCTAAGGCTTAACCCGCTCCATCTTTCTCAGCTCGTCTTCGATGAGGAATTCGCAGAACTGCTTGATCTTACGCAGGTCATTTATTCCGCCTTTCTCTCTCCATCTAGAGATGTACTTCACGATACAACCTTCGCAGAAGTCTAAGCTATTGGCTTGGATGTATTCTATGGGCTGAATTTTCATGCCCTTGTAATGGTCGCCGTCTACTTGGTAGTCAGTTGATTTCATACGCCTATCCTATTTTCGTGATACCTAATTAACTCTTGATACTCTTTTAAGATGTCCTCGTACTCTGGCAGTGTCATTTTATTGACAATGTTAGTAGCGTTGAGCATCTCATCTACATAGTCTTTTCCGTAGTAGTCGTACATCCACATAGTGTATTGCTGCGCTGCCTTGCCTCTGGACATGCCGTACATATTACATCCAACGCATTGTGGGTGGATATTAGTAAGGTCGAGGGCGAATCTGTTACCGCCACCCTTGCCTTTCGGGATGAAGTGGCCTCCATGAATACCTTCCCGGTAGTGCTTTATCACTCCACAGGACACACACTCTACATACCCGTCTTCGTCCGCAGCGGCTATCCTGGCTAACAACTGGGCAGCGACTAGGCACTTTGATCTTACCTTCGCGAGAGTCATCTGTAGAACCTGCCTGACATTAGACAGTCAATAACTTTAATAGCTCGATTTTGAGTCACGCTGTCCATTTGCTTAAACCTGGCTTTAAGTAGCTCAATGGAGAATCGAGTCTTAGTTACCGGGTAATGCTTCTCAATGAATGTAATATCTTGAGGCTTTTCCCACCTTACCTCAGTTGGAGCGCGTGTCTCGCTGTAGCTTCCTTCGATCTCCATTGCTCAAACCTCATGTTGATTACTTGGATTTTATGCCTAAGCAGGACGGCTCTTTCAATTGCTACACGAAGACCATCAAGCAGCTCTAAATACTCAACGTGAGAGTAAGCGTATCTTTCCTGCTTGGCAATCGGCATCGATGGATTTGTCCGCTCGGCCTCTGACATAAGTATAGCCTTTTTAGACTTGCGGAACTCCATAAGATACAAGCGAGTAGCCTCAGCCTCTGCGTATTCTTGCGTGACTTTCTCAAGTTCGGCTAGAGTGCTTCCTGATTTCGAATTGGTTTCTGACATACAGTTCTACCCTTTGTCTATAATGGGAAGGCACAAGTGCTAGAGCTGCTCTTCTCTCCTCCAAGGTCGTCAACTTCAATATCTCTGAAGCGTAATGGCGGGGGCGCTTGGCATATCTCGAATACTCGTTCATTGGTTCGCTCTTCTTGCGGGATAACGCCAAAGCCGCCGGGTGCGTCATAGATAACGTAATTCATGTTATCTGTAACAGCGCACCAAGACGCTTCCTCGATAGCGTCCATAATCTCTGTGAATATCATGTCATCCCCAGGGCTATGAACTCTAGCTCGTCGTATTTAAGCTCTTTACAGACCTTTGTAATCAGTTGGGCATTACCATTCTTAAGGTTGCGCCATCGATTAACTTGCTGCGGAAACACGCCGAAGCGTTCAGCCAGTTCAACTGACTTCACACCACGGATTGCTTGGGCTTCTCTAAGTGATTTACCGAAATTCATGCAGTTACCTATATTGCGTTAGCTCCATGCCCATTTTTTGTATGCCAAGCAAAATGACATGGAGGGCAAAGCCATCTTATATTTAGTGGTTTATCATAATCATCGTGATGAGCGTGAATTTTTTCGTTAGTTCCGCAGGTTTCGCAATTTTCTCTACATAACTTGCCTGATCTAATCGCCCGATTTACTATTTTTTAATCGCCACAAAAGCATGGAATACTTTCATCTATCCCGAAATCGAAAGAATGCTGGCTGGTTGCGATTATTTTCATCTGTTCGTAGCTTGGCTGATCGGATCTGAAATATGCACCTTTCCCAACATCCTCAGATAAAGATTTCTCAGCATCTACCCACCAATCTGCAAGATCTGGCCGCTCCCTAATGATAGCCATTTTTTTCGACTTCCCTTTTAGAAAACATAGATCGCAGTTACCCCAATCTGTAGTGCCATTGTTATTTGGAAGATTCAGATCGAAATCATTAGAAGACCAGAATTTATATATATCTTCTTTCGTTATTTTATCTAGCCACAGAGGAAGATAGCATTCTTGGCCAGATTCTATTTTTCCGTGCATCTTAGCAGCCCTCCTCTCTTCATCAGCTCTGATCCCAATGAATGATACGAATGGAGTCTCCCAGCCCAGCGTCTCTATATACTCTCTGATCGCTCTAATTTTCAGATCGACCGTGCAGAATCTTGCCACTGGGTTTGGTGCGTAGCGCTTAACTTTTAATAGTTGATTAAAAGGTTCTCCATTACGCGCAGCCGTCTCGTAGCTTACCTGTCTAGTCTGATAAATATATTTATTCTTGTGCCCTTCTGGAGCCAAACCTGCATATCTTTCAAGCCAGACAATATCAATTCCCCACATGACAGCGCATTTGTGTACGAAATCTAGAGTTTCTGGCATCTCCTTCCCAGTATTGGAAAAGCAGACTTTTATATTTTCCGGTAGACTGCCGCCATAGGCATCCAGAATCTTGCGAAGCATAAAAGCGCTCGTCCTACCGCCCGAAAATGACACGACTGCATTTTCTTTAGTTTTGTACATTATTCTAATCCCCCTTTTTACATTTTTGTACCGCCTACTGCATGCGCTTTGTTCTTGTTAGGATATTTTGCTCTATACTCTTTCAAATGCGCCGCAGGCTGCCTTGAGCCTCTCTTCCTGTCGTATGCACGAATTGCTTCTAAATTATTAGCTCTATGAGTATTTGCATCGTTTTTTGTGCATTGTTTGCATTTGTTCAAATGCCCGTCTTTCATCTCACTGTGTTTGTAAAATTCAGACAAGCATTTAACTTGTTTGCACTTAAAACATGATTTTTGCGCCATTACTTTTGCTCCGTATTTATTACACCCTCAGAGCACAGCACAAAACTAAAAAGGGTTCAACTAAAAGGGAGGTCGTCTGCAAAGTCATCAATAGGCGCAGCTACAGGCACTGTATCTACAGGGCTATCAGTGCTATCAGTGCTGATAGAGCCAGAGCCTTTGATTAACGGTCTGTTAGAACCGTCAGGCTTATTAGTAAACGCAGTGGTATAAATCTTCTCTGTTACCACTTGGCAGTTAGGGCAGGTAAACGAAGACTTGCCTGTCATTTGTGGCGACCTTTCTAACTTAGGTTGTTCGTTTTTCCACAGCGCAATTTCAAGAACTTGTAAGTATGTCATTCTTCTTTCCTCAATTTTTCAGTTTCAGATTTAATAATTTCAGCAGTCTCTATTAGCAGAGGTAACGCCAGGTCTAGCAGCTTGTCATTCCGTTTCACTTCGATCAGGAACGGCGGTAGGTCAGGGTGGAAACTTAGAAACCACAATGACTCTA